GGCTTGATGTTCGTGTTTCAATGCATCCTGGTCAGTTTACTGTTCTTGCTAGTGATACGCCAGACATTGTAGAACGTTCGATAGAAGAATTCGAATACCATGTAGACATGATTCGCTGGATGGGGTTTGGCAAGCAGTTTCAAGACTTCAAGTGCAATGTTCATATATCAGGCCGTCAAGGTCCAGACGGCATCAAGCGAGTTCTGCCTCGACTGTCGCCAGAGGCAAGAAACTGTATCACAATCGAGAACGACGAGATGAGTTGGGGCTTAGATGCTTCACTCGAACTTCAAGACGATATTGCACTTGTATTAGATATCCATCATCACTACATTCGCACCGGTGAATACATTGAGCCTACAGACGATAGGTTTAAGCGGGTAGTAGATAGTTGGCGTGGGGTTCGTCCTGCTATGCATTATTCCCTATCTAAAGAAGATCTGCTAGAATGGCATAGTAATACTCAACGGCCCGATCTTGATGCGTTACTAGAGCAGGGTTACAAAAAGCAGAAACTGCGTGCTCACTCTGATTACATGTGGAATGATGCTTGTAACGAATGGGCATTTTCGTTTCTAGAACATGCGGATATTATGTGCGAAGCAAAAGAAAAGAATCTAGCCAGCATTGACCTGTATGAACGCTGGCAGCGATTATCTAGAGCAGCTTAGGCTAAGTAATCTTACGAATAAAAAATTTGGATAGGGACCCGGATGATCGTGCTGTCTTTGCCACTCAGCTTGTAATTTATACGCTGGTTCTTCGAGAGACTGTACGCACTCTGTATTTTCTGAAATACCATTTATATTTTGAAGAAAATGAACTAATTCATGAACTACTATATAGGCGGTTTTATACTCTGTAATGTCCATTCCTTGTGTAAACATCAGTGTATTGTCTCTGTGATCATACAGTGCCTTGATTTTAGGGAGTGATCCAGAGTCTGTGTTTTCGACTTTTTCTTTCCCGTAGGCTATCACCTGTAGTTCTTCAGATTCGTAATAAGCTATTGAAGGATATGTTTCGCCATTGTACTCAAACTCGCTGTTTTCAACAAGCCACTCAATGTGTTTATCAAAAGGATGAGGTTTGTTAATATAGGCAACTGCTCCATAAAACCCTATGCAAAACACGACCAAAACAAATGTCAGCTTGTTGCCCATACAGTATTTATTTGCTTAAATACTAATATGAGTTACTTGAATAGAATGTATAGTCAGGCAGCAAAATCTTCAAAGGCTGCAGAAGAATCAACCAAAAATCCAAACAGAGTTGCCGGCGGGCTTAGAGCGCAGGGTGTCGACACACTTTCTATACTGGGCGAGGATGGACAGGAGAGACAGATACCGTCTCAGCGATATGTTCAGAGTCTAGAAGAGCAGGTCAAAAAACAGCGGGCGGCTATGGACGTCCTAGAACGCAAGCTCGCCCGCGTGGAAAGAACGCAGGAGCAGTTAGCAGCCCAGCTTACCCGTTCTTTATCTTCTTAACAAGATCTGCTTTTTTTGCGCTGGCATTTACTTTGATGCCTTTCTTTTTAGCATGCTCAAGCAGCTGAGGCTTTGTCATTGATTCCAGATTAGTTTTTGCCTTGCTCTTGCTTTTACCTGTAACTGCAGTAGATTTCTTTGCCTTTGGAGCGGCATCTACACTTGGTGTTACAACAGGACGTTCTAGAGTAGGCCCACTATCGCCGCTAAAAAGATTCTTTAGCCATCCAAACATTATCATTCTCCTTTGTTATGATACTTTATATATAAGATAAATATCTAAAAGGGATAACAAAATGAAATCACTTTCGTTAAACAGAATAACCGGAAAACGGGCAGACAAAGCCAATGATTATTTATATGTCAAACCTGAGCATCCGAATAATCTAAATCAACTGCCAAACACAGAACCTTCTAGAAAGACTGCTCCGAACATCAAAAAAAACAAATGGCGTTATTAATGTTAAAAAAATTTATAAAAAACAGACTTCGCGAAAGAACCACACTTGACGGCGCTGTGTTAATTATCGCAGGTGTTGCATTTTTAATTTTCAAACCCATTGCGGGAATAATAGCATACGCTGCTATTCTCTATGGTGCTTACACTATCATAAAGAAAGATTAGATTTTGCCGATTGGCATGCTCGAACTTGCTGTGAGCTGCCATACCTTTCTTCTGTCTACTCCTCTCTTTTGTGCAAATCTCTTTGCATCACAGTTGTCGCACACATGAAAATAATTATTGTTTAGCCTTTTGGGATCCATCTGCCTACGGGCACGTTCAAATTTAGTATCACAGCTATCACAGCGCAACTCAACTATTGTAGTTTTACGTGAGTATGTGTGATACTTGCCTAGCTTTGATTTTCTTTTATGCCGTGTGTACACTGTTCGTTCGCCTAAATACATCTAGTATTTACATTAAGCTTTTAGAAATTCTCGATAAATATATAAGGAGACACATATGCAAACCCCAACACTCACAGAAACAGCAGCACAGCATATTAGTAAAATCTGCGAAGAATACTCAGTTTACGCAGTAACACTCAACCTTAAAGGTGGTGGTTGCGCAGGTTTCGAGTACCAATGGGGCACAATTCAGGAACAGGAACTTGAGGATACAGACGTTGTAATAGACGCAGGTTCAGGCAGATTGGTAATAAACGAATTCAGCATGCCTTTCCTTGAAGACACTGAAATAGACTATGTAACAGAAATGATGAGTTCAAAACTCATAGTACGCAATCCCAATGTGCAAGCTGCATGCGGTTGCGGCGAAAGCATCGGATTTTAATCGGAGTAATAGATGGCAAGACAAGATATTGATATTGGTATCGAAGGCAATGACGGCACTGGCGATAGCATAAGAGAAAGTTTTAGAAAATCAAATCAGAATTTTCGTGAATTATATGCTGTTTTCGGCGAAGGTGGTAGAATAGAATTTACTGCCTTAGGTGATACTCCAGATGCTCTTATTCCCAACTCTCTTCCGTTTGTAAACAGCGAAGGTACCTTTATTGATTTAAGAGAGCTTGCTTCTAATTCTGCCCAAGACGCTGCACAAGCCGACACGATCCTGTTCGACACCTCGATAGAAGGAAAGTTAATTTTAACCAGCGGCTTTCAGAGAGTGTCGGATGATCTAGATCCTACTCTCGGAGGCCCATTAGACGCTGCAGGGAGACCGATTGCTAATGTAAGCATTGACGAACAGTCTGTTATCGATTTTAATAACGTACACGGACAAAGCATCAATATTGATAATCTTGTCATTACAAAGGGCTATGCAGATCAGAGATACATCTCAGGTAATGTTCCTGTTAGAATACCTAGCGAGCCTAGCACTACCAATCAATACACTCTTGTAATCGAAGACTATGTAGCAGGCAACGGAAACGTCCTCATTACCAATCATGGTTTTACTAGACAGCTAAATGGCACACCTTTTGTTTTTAGAGCAAGGTATAATGCTCCTGTCGGACTCACTGACGGAGAAACTTATTTTCTGCGTTACGCAACTGACGATCAAATAAGTGTTTTTGAAAACCGTGAAGATGCACAATTAATAGACGACACGCAGGCAAATCAGGCAAAGCTTTTGCTAACAGGCACTATTGAATCAGATGACAGAAACACATTTACAGACGCAGCTTTCGATCCTTCTATTGAAGGTAACTTTCTAAGCAATGTTGCCGTTCCTCGAGAAAGTGTAGTAAGGCGTCAAGGTGACGCAATGCAGGGGAGATTAGATCTCAATGATCATCCGGGAGATCTATCTGGTTTTGGTATAGTAAACGGAGATGACGATTTACAAGCAGCTTCTAAATTGTATGTAGATAACTCGGCTTATTCCTCTCCAGAAAATCTATTTGTAAGCACTTTCGGTGACGACAGCATGGTAGGTGTGCCTCGAGGAAGAGAAGGAACTGCTCTAGCCTATGCGTTTAGAAGTGTAAATGCGGCAGCGCAGAGAGCGGCAGAAATAATTGAAACATCTCCTGCAGAGCCGGGTCCGTATTTCCAGACAGTTACGAATAACAATGGGGAACAGGATGCTGTAGTTATTTCAGCAGACATTGTGGCTCCTGAAAA